AGAGGAAAAGCACCAATTATTTGAGTATCTCTAAACTTACGAACTGCTGAAACTGCTGAAAGACCTTCATATATGCCTAGGATACATACTCCACGATCACCTTTACGTTGTGCATCGATCAATTTAGGTATTTTAGTCTTATCTAGGTCTTTATTTAGCTTTCTAAGCTCTGCTCGCTCTTGAGCAAGTGCTTTTTTCTCAATCCAATCTAGAACTGACTGTATTATTTCAGACTTAAAGACTAGTTTTGCTAATTTATCGGTTACCTCATGCTTAGTACCGAAATCTTTGACTTCAGTGATGAGTTTTTCCTTAGTTTGTGAGCTAAAGAATGAGTTTACAATAGTTGAATCAATAAAAACATAGAGGTGATTTCTAATATCACTCGGTTTAACGTCAACTCTGTGCTTTTTCTTAATCATTTCTCGCAATTGTGCAATTAATTGATTAGTGATGTATTCAACATGAGTTCCACCGTCTTTAGTATGTACTGAATTAACAAAACTTACGTTTTGGAAGCCATTTTCTGACTTTGCAAAGCCTACTTTCCAGTCTCGAGTCTCTTCAAAAAAGTATTCTTGCGCATAGAGTTGGATATATTCCTCAAAACTCTTAAATTTAAGCACAAAATCCTCTTTTTTACCATCCTTGACCTTAGTTAGTTTTAGTGTAAGTTTATTATTACATGCAACTAGGTCTAAACATCGTTTAAATAGGATTTGAAAGGACTTTTCATCGATTAATCGCATTTTAAATCGCTCAAGATCTGGAAAAAATGAAATTTCAGTAAATCCTCTCTTAGCTGGAGTTATCTTTGCAGTAGTTCGCTTACCCATATTATCAGTAAAGGTTTGGTCGAACCTATTTTTACCATCACAAGTAGATATTGAGAATTTTTTACTAAAGATATTAGTTAGGGTTGAACCTACACCATTTGTACCAGCAACCGTTCGCTGTTCAGTGTCGTCAAAATTAGATCCAGCTTTTAGATTTGAAAAAATCATTTCAGGAATCCACTCTTTATGGACTGGATGCTTCTCTACTGGAATTCCACCATTATCCCATATTGAAATCTCAGTAGTATCTAAATTAAGAGTCACTCTGATCTCATTTAGTTTAGGATTTCGACGATGTTCATCGACTGAATTGGAAACAATTTCATCAAATAGTTTGATAAATCCTGGATTATAATTAACCTCTTCAATTGTTACCTTTTCTCCATCATAGAGATATTGATCTCCTGTATGAGTAACAATTGAACCAATATACATTGATGGACGAAGTAGAACGTGTTCAACATCAGTTAATTTTTGATACTTGGTTTCTATTGATTTCTTAGCCATTATTTTTTTGCCAATTTTTTTATTTTTAGTGCATCTAAAAAATATTGAGGCACATTTTTATTTTCGAGAATTTGGTCAAAACACTCATCTAGGATATAAGTCTCTGCCCAGTCATCATCATTTCTGATTGATCTACCATAAGCCTGAAGAAGGTCCACCAGAGTCTTCCAATTGTACCACTCTGGACGAGTATCTAACCGCTTCTTTATCTTTGTACTAACAAGATTTGGAAAAGGTACTTTTAAGATTACTTGAAACCTGGAGAGTTCATCCTTTAAGTCGACACCATTAATCATGGATGGAGAGACTAGGACTGTTTCTAAACTTGAAGTAAGGTGATCCTCTAGAGACTTTTCTCTAGTCATATAATCATGGAATATTAAACGCTTATCTTGAATAGAGTTTTGAATCCATTTACTAAATTCATAGTTTGCAGTATGAATTATTCCTTTATGTTCACAATTCTTTTCTAGGATCTTGCCTATTATTGGGACGGCTCTGGCAAAAGTCTCCTTCTTATTATAGTATGACATTTTACCGAATCGTAAGTAGATCACTGGACGTTTTGCTGAATCAAATGGACAAGGAAGAGCTAAGTAAGTAGATTCATGATCTTCTACTCCCATAATAAATGAAAATAATTCTCTATCAAGTAGTGTACCTGACATTAGGATTACATGGTCATATTGATCCCAAAATAGCTCTTTAAGATAAAGATTTCCCCAAATAGGTTCAACTGTGATTCGGGTTTTGCCGTACTGATCTAGATCTTTTTCAAATGTCCAGTTGGTCTTATAGTTTTCACGATCATTTACAAAACGATTGTATTTGCACATTGATTTATCAACATGATCAGCTTTCTTAATTAGTTCAATCTTTTTCTTCTTTTGTCGAGTCTCTTTGGCGTCGTCTAATAATTCGCCTGCTTTTTGCTCTAGAAGAGGAACTAGGATATTTTTAGTCCAATCAGAAAGTTCGCTTAGTGAAGACACACCATCTAGATCACGTTCCATCCAATCTTGCCAAACGTCAAGCATCTTTATGCTTCGTTCAGAATAGGTCGACATAATAAAATCACAAAATGTCTCTTCAAATGCATGGGCTTCATCGATTATTAAGAGTCTAGAACCTCGTTCAACCATCATATCTGGTGAATACATTGAATATGCAGTCACTAGGTGAAAGTTAGCTAGACTGATTGGACTCTTTAAAAACTTAGATTGTGCAATTTTATGCGGGCATATATTACATCGCTTGTCATTTGCTTTATTGATTACTTGTGCATCACCGCAACCCATACCTTGAGTGCGACACCAATAATTATTTTTACCCTTTAGATTAGCTGCAAACTTAAAATCTTTTACATACTGATCTTGAAGGATCTTAGTGTTTGTGATAATATCAGTTTTAGCTTTTTTAGAGTGTTCTCCGCGATACCACTCTGCAACCATGATTGCAGCATAAGATTTTCCTACACCAGTCGGAGCATCCACCATAATAAATTTTTTGCCATCTTGGATAGATGACTTTACAAAATCCAATATTTGGACTTGTTGGGGTCTTGGTGAAAACTCAAGAGGAATATCGCTCATATAGTTGGTTCAAGTTTTTGCATTATTATTTTAATGTCATCTTTGATCTCTTTTATTTCGGGATCAAGCGAATTTTTTAATTCTTCCTTATTCATTGATTCAAAAACCTGCCGACAACATTCGTTGATTATCGCACGTTCTCTTTTTGAAAAATTAGGCTTTAATATTTTTCCAAACATTATTGATTATTTATAAGTTACAGTAATAAAACTCAAAATTAGTGAGAGGTTTCAAGTTGACTCTCATGATACCACATTCGTCGACCATTCTTGTCGGTAAACCATTTGCCTTTTCCATAACATTGCATCCATTCATCAAAGCCTCCGGCTGGAGCCTCAAATGGATTTTTCCAATCTTTTAGTTGGCCTCCACCTAGAACATAAGCTTCCCTCGGTAGTTGTTCGCATAACTCAAGTATTGCAGGATTTAGAGTAATTGCAGTACGAGCTTCAATAAAAGGATCTTGTGCTGCATGAAAGAGGATCTCAGCTCTGAGATAGTTTCCTATCCCATTGAAATATAGTTGATTCATGAGCACGAGATGAACTTGTTTATCGAATTCTTTCTTATGTAGATTAAGTAGGATATTTTCTCTAAATTGACTAGGCTCCATTACTGGACATGGCCCGCGATTAGTAGACCAGTCTTCAACTACCTTCCATCTAGCAAATCGACGAGCGTCAACTAGACACAGACTATAGTTGTCAATACTACTAAATTTCATGTGAGTATGTTTTGGCATATGGTCACGGTGACATAGAGCCCAGTGACCAGACATGCCCATTGAACAGCTAATCTTCATAAATGCTTCACCTCCTTGAATTAGTGAGAGAAGTAGCTCTTTACCTCTAGACTCAGCACGGATACTGAATATTTGAAGATCAGTAGGTTGAACAATTCCTAGTTTACGACGCATTGCACTTTCTGAAAAAGCGATCGATGTAAAATCTTTTTTCTCGCAGGCTGAATTTATAAAATCCGCCATTATTTTTATTTCTGCTAGTTCTGGCATATTATTAAAATACTAAAAAAAATCGACATAATTAAGATAAATAATAAAAAAATATTAGAACATGAGTTTTGTACTTAATTTTAAAAACTGGTCTAGAGTAAATGAAGATGCAATGGCCGGTGGAAACAATGGTGCTGCTGCATTTAATCAAATTACAAAGGCAATGAGCGTTTGGGATGGAACAGACGAAGAAGGTGTTAAAAAAGGAGTTTTTATGATTAAAAATATTGCAGATTATACTGCGTGTTTAAAATTGGTGAAAGCTGAAGGATATAATACTATTATGGCATATATTGCTACTGATATGAGTTGGGGAGATGAATATGATGAAGATCAAGCTGCACCTATTAAAAACTGGGGACAATTGGACAACAACCCATACCTTAACTCTTTTTACAAACACTTACAACAATTTAGTAAAAGCGAGAATATCGTAATGTAATTTTCAATAATACTTTTTAAATTAAATAAAAGCATCACTTCTGTGATGCTTTTTTGATTAGTAAGAAAATTAAGCCAGTTGTGAATCCTCCAATGTGAGCATAGTCACTACCATCAAGGATAGTGGTATTCTTAAATATGCTGAATAATGTAAATCCTATACAATATACTGCAAGTAAATTAAAGCCTATCTTTTTCAAGTTAGCAAAGTTTAACAATAGGTAGATTGCAATAATTCCATAAAGAGCAGAAGACGCTCCGCATGTTTTAGAAATCACTCTATTATATTCCTTAACTATTATTGCATCATTTTCATCAAGAGTAGATAAGTATTCTTGTGATACTCTGTGATCTTTTATCTCAATAGTAGAAGGTTTAATATGTAAAGCTGAAAGTGACTGTTCAATCCTTTGTTTGTTTTGGTGATATGCGTAGTTGGTTGTAGTGTATCCAACAATTCCACATAATACATAGATCAAAATGATATTCTTAGTTCCAAACTTTACTTCAATTGATGGAGCAAAGATTAAGAATAGAATCATATTAAACAAGATATGAGTAAAATTGATAGAGTGAGTAAATCCACTAGTGATTATAGCAAGAGGATTAAAATACTCAGAATAGGTAGGATAAGCTCCAAGATAGTTAGTCAAATTAATACTAGCACAATAGTAAGTAACTAGTGTTAATGCATAAACTAGTAAGTTTATTGAAACCAGGTATTTTACTCCGATTGGAAGTGAAGATACGTATTTTTTAATTGCTTTCATACACTCTATTTTAATTCTAAGATACATAAAAAAGTAAGTCATTTAAAAAATAAATAACTAAAAGTATTTTATAATGGGAGTTATTCTTAATTTCAAAGACTGGAAAAGAGTATATGAGGATGTTGCACCATCTTCAAATGGATCTGAGCCAGCAGATATTGTTGCATTAGATAAAATTCAAAAGGTTGCTGATATGGGACCAAGAAAATTTAATAGGTTTCTACCACAAGGTAAACAGCCAGCGGCTGCTGAAACTTTAATCACAACCGTTGGAACAACTGCAGGAGCAGCGACCCAAATGGGATTATCGACAGGTCAGCCATATAAAATTATTACATTTAAAACATCAGATGATCCAGGTGATCCTAAAGTTAAGAAAAATATAATTAAAGCGATCTTTTTTGCAGAAGGCGGAGTTTTAAAAGCGACTATTTACAAAAACAATGTATTAATTGAAAGCGGAGATGTCACTATTAAAAGTAACGGATCATTTGATCAAATTACACAAATTGGAAGTTTGTCAACTGAACCACTAGTTGCAGAAAGCGGAGTTGAGGCAGAATACAATGGATTTGCTGCACCGATCGCTGCAGGAATAGCATCACTTATTCCAGCGAATTCACAAAGTTTAATAGCTGCAGCATGTGATGTTCCTCGAGGAGGAAGCAATGTAGTATGGACAAAGGATACATCTGCTTTGAATAGTTTTGTAGCTGCTGAAAGAGCAAAGGCTGCAGTTACTCCTACCCAAAGACCATAATCCTACTTTAGATAAAACAAAAAAGGCTCCACTTGGAGCCTTTTTTTGTATAAAAGTTTAAGTTACACTGGACGAATAATATTGAATTTTGTGATTTGTTCAACTATTGTTTTATCTAAACCTGAATCATAATATTCATAGATAAAACTTTGAGTTTGATCATTTGTATCTAAAATCATTGCTGTCATAACACTTATTTGACCAGTCTCAATATCAATATCGTCAGACAGAATCTCATATACTCCTGGAGATACTTCAGTAAAACTAATCTTGATTTCACTGATAAATGAACCGTTTTTGTAAAAAGTTGAGGTACTATCTGAAAAATTGAGTATATATCGACAACTAGTAGTTCGAGGAATTTCTTCGATATCAGGCTCAGATAGAGCGCTTTGAAAATCAGTTAACCCTAAGTTAATGTAAGACTGTACTTCTTTGACATCAATAGTGATAGTTTGTGAGAAAGACAATGCTGAGATTGTCAAAGCTAAAAAGAGAATTGCTACTTTTTTCATGACTAATAAATTATTTGGTTATAGATCTATAATACAAAAAAAATGAGAACTTTAAAAAATAAATAACTAAAAAAGTATTTTTTATTATGTCATACTTATTAAATTACAAAAACTGGAGAGCTTTGCATGAATCAATTGCTCTTAATGAAGCGTTACAACCTGGCGATCTTCCATATCTACCAAATATTGAGGCAGTTCAAATTGGGAATAAAGTCAAAGGCCTAGACGCATTTGATTCAGATAGCGCTAGTGGTGCTGATATATGGTTAGACTTTGATAAAAAGGAGCACAGTGCAGCTATGGCAATAATGAATAAAGTGATTGGGAAAGAGGCTATACCATCACTTAGAATAGGAAATGTTGGTGCTTCTGGAGAGAATTATGTTGAAAGAGTATTTGGAGCAATAATTGCAGGAATTGGTCAAAATGCAGGATCATTTGATCCAATTGCAGACGTTGATAAAGTTGCTCAACTTGTACCAAATCTTGGATTAACTTTAGAGCGAGGTGACCAAGTGCAGTTATATGGAAAGGCAGCCGGCGTAATTGATACTCAAGGAACTACTGGCGGATTAACTGTTGTAACTACTCAAATGGTTAAGACAAGTAGTATTACAGCAATATGCGGATATATTAACGCATTTAATCTTACAAACTGGGCGGTTGGAGACTTTACTCAATACGATCCAACTAAAATATTAAATGATAATAGAATAGTCGACTTAACTGGTGCAAATCCTGGAGCAGTTAGAAAAGAATCTGGTTACGTTATTCTAGTTAGTCCAGCAAAAGCAACAGTTACTGGAGGAGATAGAGGAACCACTACTGAATTATCTCAAGGAGAAGAGGCACAAACTGGAGCAGTCGCAATTGCATTTACTACAGGTAGAGCAGATATCGATGATAAAGGAACAAAGGTTGATGCAAATCACCCTAGTGTAAAAGAAATGGGTGATAAAATTATTAGTTACTTAGGAGACAGTGGAGTAGCTGAGACTATGACACTTATATCATCAGCAAGTCCAGATTATGGAACTATTAAAAATGCTGCAGGCTGGGAAAAATCTTATCCAAAAGGAACAACTGGTACTTCTGATCCTGGAGTAGGAGCAGACGATGCTGGTAAAAATATGAAATTAGCTTACGATCGAGGAGTTACTTTTAGAAATGCATTAACTGCATATTTAGGAGGACATTTAAAAGCTAACAGTATTGCAGTTTCTTGGAAAATCTCAACTGCTGAGCCAAATGGAGGAAAGAATGTGTCGTACTCAATTACAACTAAGACCGAAGCGGCTCAACCTATTACAAAAACTACTTATCAAGGAGCAAAAGTTAATGTTGAAATGGCAGATAATGCAATTTATGTATACAAAGTTAAATATAATGCGGCATCAGTTGCTAAAAATAAAGCAGGTAATATCTTTAAAGGAGAAACGGTAGCATACGAAAACTTGAAGGCTGGACAAAAGGTTGTTATTCTTGCAACAGATATGAAGACTCAAGTAGGAAAGGACGGAGATGTTATTGTAACTAAAATAGAGGATAATAAATTATACGTTAAGTACAAAGAAGGTGAAGAAAAAATGATACCGAAAGACAGATATGTTAAGCAGGTTGGAAAAGCAGAAAAGGCTGGACCTGAAATCTAATTACTTTATTTTAAATATTGAAAGGGAATCTTAATGATTCCCTTTTTTTGTTACTTGGCATATGTAGCCATTATATGTAGTGTGTCCTTTATCTAGTGCATGAAAAGTTGCGTCTAATCTAATTTCGTTAGTCTTAGGATTGATTACAATAATTGAAACAATTGTTGCAATATTATAGTTAGGTCGAGATATTGCTCTTTCATGAGTAGGAGAGTGAATCCAGCCTTGAACAGTCTTCTCAGCAAGGGTCTCATAATCTAAGTTATGAACTTCATTGATTACAGACACTGCGCTTGTTCCAGAAGTAATGAAAGTATATAAACATTCGGCATTACTCCAGTAACCTACACTATCTGAATGGGATGGCCACGGTTTAACAATATTTCTGTATGCTACTCGAGTAGAGAAATCTCTCATTAATGAGTCTTCAAATACAGCAAAAGATTTTAATCCTTTAGTGATTCGATATTCATTGATTTTTTTCCAAATAAGAGAATCTAATTTAGTGGATTCAATTCTTTCAATTTGAGAAATTGAAGAGAATGAAACTAGTGCAAAGAATGCTATTGCTATTGTTTTCATGATAAAACTTTTAATTTGTTTATATAGCTATAATACAACAAATTCTCGAATTTTAAAAAGATAAATAATAAAAAATTCAATTGTAATGGCAAATCCAGTTATGAACTACAACCAGTTTATGGCAGCATTCAAAAAAGCTGAAGCGGGATACCGTGGAAAAGCTAATGTTGGAGCTAATGATAAATCGGGTTCTATGAAAATTAACCAAGGTTTGGTTGAAGGTCCAGTTAAAGGAAAAGGTACTCCTCAAATTGACAAGTACACTAAACAATACATGACTACTGCGAAGAATAAGAACGTCGTAGGTAAGAAGTAATTAACAAAAATCCAAGACTAATGAATAGAGCAATCACGAGCTTTGAGCAATATGCTCTACTTGAAAAGAAGGGCGACCTTAAGAAGCTAGTCGGAAAAGATGAAGACGAAGAACTTACAGTAAATGATGCTAAGAAAATTGGCGTTAAAGTTGCTAATATGGAAGGTGAAGACAAGAAAAAGTATGTCGGAATTATTAACTTTTTAGGAGCTTCGTGTAACATCTATAACGAACTTTGGAAGAACTATAAACGTACAAGAGACCGTAAACGAGACTAATGAATAAAGTATTTGAAAAAGCGTATTCTGATGAAATTAGTTCAAAGGACGGAGGTTTCATCTTTCAAGCTATCTTAAATTATGACTTAACATGGTCAATAATAGATGGCGAAACTGCTCTTGATCAAAAAAATATTCAAGGTTGGCTAAAGCAGGTTGATGCTTTTCCTGATATGAAATTTGATGAGGGTCATGCGACCCTCACTTATATTATACTAAGTGAAGTAAACCTACTTAAAAGAAAGTTTGAACTTGCAAGTGAAGCAATTAAGAGACTTCTTAATCCTGACTATGCTAAGGAAATGGATGGTCTTCCTGGAGAACAGGCGCCTGAAGAAGAATTACCAAAACCTGTAGAGACTGACCTAACTGATGATGATTGGAATAATTTACTACCATCGGGGCCAGACGCACCATTAGGTTTACCATCACCACAAAAACAGTTAGGCCAAGGTCAAAAACAACTTGGAGCAGGACAAAAGATGTTAGGTCAAGGACAAGCAATGCTACCTGCACCACAAAAACAGTTACCTCCAGCTACTTCTGAATCAAGACTAGACGAAGTTCTCTTTACTACTAAACTGACCTCAGCTCAAATCAAAGCAATTAATGATAAGTATTTTAAGAATACTCGATATGAAGTTAGATTTACAGTAGATCGAATGGTATTACGTGAAGTTTCAACAAGTGGACTTGATACAGGTTCACCAAATGTAACTCTTAAACTTTCTACTGGAATGGTAGATACTCTTGACGGAAAGGCAATTAATAGCTGGGATGGATTTAAAGTTAAGGTGACTGGTAAAAATACTCTTTTTAACGATCAATCCTTGACTATTGATAATCAGACAGACCCCAAGATCTCTGAGATCCTAGTGTATGATCCGATTGAAAACATAAATGAATTAATCTTTAGAACAATACTGCCTTCGTTGGTTCTAGAATTTAAAGGAGATAGGGTACAGATTGATAATTATTCTAATCGATCTTCACAAGTTTCGATTAGATCAAACATTGATTTTGATAATTTATTTAATATTGAAGAGGCTCCACAGTCTGAAATAATTGACACTGAAGAGGGAGAAGATACTGAAAATGATGGAGGTGCTGAAGAAGAACCGAAACCAGTATTGCCCAAACAAAATATTGAATCAAAGACAAATAAATAACTAAAATAATCGATACACAATGGCAGGTTTACCATATTGGACCAATTCATTAGCTTCTAGAGAATACTACGAACCGATATATACAAATCAGTTTGAAGTAATCTTAACTCCTCCTCCAGTAATCACTGGATCAGAAGTTGCTCTTCTAGTAGAACACGTAACTAAACTTTCGGGTCTACCTGAAATTAATTCAGCAGGTGATTTAGTTGAACAAAAATACAAGTTTGCTACTAGATCTTATGCTGGTGCAGTTCCAGACACGACTACTGCTGACTTATCATTAACTTTTACAGTCAACTTAAACGAAGAAAACAATGCATATATCTATAACATCTTAAGAGCATGGAACGATATCTTATATAATCCATTGACTGGTAGTCAGGGTCTAAAAAGAGACTATGTAGGCTCAATGTCAGTACACGTTTCAAATAAGACTGGTGAGATCTTTAGAGAGTGGTCGTTTCCTTCAATTATCCCAATGGACAAATTGACAGAGATTGAACTTGACTATACATCAAATGATGTTTATGAGGTGACTATGAAATATAGAGCAGACAACTGGACTGAAACTAGAATCGGTCAAATTAACGTATAAAAAATTTAAGATAAAAATGGAAATGTTTGATACACATCGTCGAGATATCTTAAATTTCGATAATTACATGGACCTTAAAAAACCAGGATTTGGTGGACCGGCTTCAGCTATGCCACTAAGAGATGGAAAAGGTAAGATAGTTAATGATAAACCTAAATTAGCTGGATTCCAAAGAACTGTTGAACGTGATCCTGCATTTTCTCATCCAGTATACGATCCTACCTATAAAGCAATGACTGGTGATCTTGTATATAAGCAAGAGGGTAAAAAACCTTTTACTTATGATGATCAAAGAACAGGAATTCCAGTAGTTCAAATGGATCCACTTAAAGAAGGAAAAGCTTACTCTTCTTTTCAAAGATTTATTAATGAATCTGACGAAGATGAGATCGAAGACTATTTAGAAACTCCAAAGGAATCGGAAGATGATGAAATAGAAGACGAAGAATATCAGTATCCTGACTTAGGAAATGAAGATGACGATGAATTAAGAGCAAGTGCAACTGCGTCAAATGCTACAATGTCTGATCTAAGACAAATTGAAGATAAATTAAGAAGTTTTGAACAAGGTGGAGATTTTGATGCAGAAGAAGCAGAATTTGGTGCAAATCCATCGGATACACCATTTGGAGAAATTCCAGATTGGGTAATAAAATTAAACCAAGCCCCAGAAGATCCAGTAGGCGAAGAATATTAAAATAAAAAACCTCATATTGTATATGAGGTTTTTTTGTCTTAAATGACTATTTTTTTAATTATGGTATCTGAAATATCAAGCGGCTCCGGGTCAGAAGTTGGAGTAATTAATTGATATTCAAATTCAAAATCTGGATACTCTTCAGATATAAAATCAATTGTATTTAAAATACTTATTGTAGATAAGTTTGAGTTTAAATAGATTATTTGATCGTATTTTTCATTCTTAACTGTAATTGCCTTATCTAATAGTTTTTTAATTTCATAATTTAAGAGAAAGGATTGTACTTTATTTGGAATAATAAATTTTGTACTGAACTTGTCCTTTATTAATTTACTTACATTTAGGATATAGTCACTTTTATCTTTCTTATTAAAAGTCAGGATAAAGCTTTTATAATCTTTTACAAAGACTAGTGATATTTTTCTTTTTTCCATTTTATACTTCTAATTTTACAATATCTACGCCAGCCGCTTTTAGGATCTTAATACCAGAAGTATCTCTATATTCTTCTCGATAGATAACTAGTTTGATACCTGCCTGGATAATCAATTTTGAACACTCTTTGCAAGGTGAATAGGTCACATATAGGGTTGCTCCATCTGTACTTTGAGTTGATCGAGCAACTTTCATCATTGCATTGGCTTCTGCGTGCAGGACATACCAGTGAGTATTATCATTAGCATCTTCACAATCATTAGGAAAACCTTTAGGCGTACCATTAAATCCGTCTGAAATAATCGTTCCGTCCTTAACGATTAGTGCACCGACCTTCTTACGTTTACAACATGAAAGATTAGACCACTCAGTAGCCATCTTTAGGTATGTCAAATGGTATTTAAGATCTTTATTTGTCATCAGTTGATTTAGGATTAACGATACCGTTTGGCACAATTGCATTAATAATTACTACTATCCCTACCCATTGTGAATAAGATATTGTAGGTCCAAATACTTTAGATAAATCGTTCCATTCATATACTAGGTCGCAAATTAGTGAAAGTAATAGGAGCTTAATGACCTGTGTGATGATTGAGATAATTGCTTTTTTCATGAGTTTATATTTTTTAGGATCCAATCATATAGAGGATCAGTTAATTGTGTTGGTTCTTCTTGACCATCAAATAGTGATGAAAATTGACCTGTTGGCGAGCCATCAATTTTAATTAAGTTTAGATGAACTGCTGGGATTTCAACTGGTTCAAATTTTCGGGTAATCATTTTTTTGGCTACTTCAAAATGTCTCTCATAAATATGAGAAGAGTTTGCAATATGAGTATATGTACCCAGTTCTAATTCAGGATAACCTGCATGGGATTTAAGATGAGATAACATTTGAGATTGTAAAGTTACAAAGAAGGCTACATCAGTCGGTAATCCTAAGATAACGTCATTACTTCGCATGCTTACTGTAAAGTTAAGTCTGTTATTTCTAATTTGAAATATTCCATACATAGTACAGACAAAATCTTTATTATCTGCTCTTTGATGGGTAGGTAGGTTAAAGTGCAGGACAGCCTGTCGTGAATCTTTATCTTTAGCTAATGATTCTAATGCCCAACGGTATTGAGTTATCCCATGCTCATTCTTGTTATTAAAGAGAAGGTATCCATATGATGAGTTTACAGTATCATCGTCATTCTTAATAGATTCCCAAAACTTTGCAAATTTTGAGATATATTCTACATCATTTCGACCCATAAAATACCATAGGAACTCAGCTGCAATATACTTAGATTGAGATGATCTAAATGGATTAGTATAGAGACAAGATAGTGGGTTCTCAATAACTAGAGAGACATCACACATTTCATTGATCTTCATGTCCCTAGGCTGAGTCACATACTCAGGTTCAGTCATTAGGTCATGTAAGAGCTCTTCATAGACTCCAGCGAATGTATTTGCTTGATATATTACCATAACTTAGTTTCTAATTTTATACATGCTACTTTGAAAAAGTTTCGATTTTTGAATAAATATAATAAAGACACTTAAGTAAATGGGGGTTAGCCACGTTTATCCTATAATAGATTTTACTACAATTGACTATGTTAAAATTCCTATTGGAGCCTATTTAATTGGTTTTGATACGAGTAATGCAGGAAAATTATGTAAGATCGATCATTATGGGGTAATAACTGTAATTGAAGGAGGTGGTGGTGGAGGAAGTCCAATCACTGTACAGGATCAAGGAATTACGCTGACTACAAGTTTAGCATCACTAAATTTCGTAGGTCCAGGAGTAACTGCAACAAATGTTGGTTCTGCAGTAACTGTAACTGTTCCTGGAGGATCGGGCACAAGTGGAACATCGGGAAGTTCAGGTACTAGAGGAAGCAGTGGATCATCTGGTTCTAGTGGAGATTCAGGAACTGACGGTTCTAGCGGTACTTCCGGAACAGATGGATCAAGCGGCTCTAGCGGAACCGATGGTACTTCTGGATCAAGCGGTACTCGAGGGTCAAGTGGTAGTTCAGGATCTTCTGGATTTAATGGAAGTTCAGGCAGTTCAGGTACAACTGGAACAAGTGGAACTTCTGGTATCAATGGTAGTTCAGGATCAAGCGGAACTGATGGTACTTCGGGTTCTAGTGGTACTTCAGGTATAAATGGGACTTCAGGAACAAGTGGCTCTACTGGCACTAGCGGAAGCGCTGGATCAAGTGGAATATCCGGGTCTTCTGGCACAGGCGGTACTTCTGGTTCTAGCGGCTCATCTGGGTCTTCTGGATCTAGTGGTAGTTCGGGATCTTCTGGAAGTACAGGTTCAAGCGGATCTTCAGGTACAACTGGAACATCAGGTAGCTCAGGTTCAAGCGGATCTTCGGGTTCTAGTGGAATAAACGGCTCTTCTGGGACATCAGGCACAAGTGGTAGTTCAGGCTCTAGTGGGACTTCAGGTTCTAGCGGAACGAGTGGTAGTTCAGGCACATCAGGAATAAATGGTAGCTCAGGGTCATCTGGCACAAGCGGCACAGCCGGCTCCAGTGGTACTACTGGTACAAGTGGTACATCAGGTACGTCAGGTTCAAGTGGGACAACTGGTTCTAGTGGTTCTTCTGGATCAAGCGGGTCATCTGGTATAAATGGAACTTCGGGTTCTAGTGGAACATCCGGTTCAACTGGGACTAGCGGATCAAGCGGAACATCAGGAATAAATGGTAGCTCAGGATCTAGTGGAACATCAGGTACAACTGGTACTTCTGGTTCAAGTGGATCAACTGGTACTTCAGGTTCTTCTGGAACATCGGGAATAAATGGATCAAGCGGATCCTCAGGTTCATCAGGAAATGCAGGTACATCAGGTAGTTCAGGAACAAGTGGAAGTAATGGTACATCGGGAACAGGGGGATCGTCAGGATCTAGCGGTAGTTCAGGCTCTGCAGGAAGTTCGGGATCTACTGGTTCTAGTGGTTCATCCGGTTCAACTGGGACTAGCGGATCAAGTGGAACATCAGGTACTAGCGGGTCTGGAGGCTCTTCAGGTACTAGCGGTACGTCAGGGTCTAGTGGGACAACTGGTTCTAGTGGTTCTTCTGGATCAAGCGGGTCATCAGGTACTAGAGGTACTTCTGGATCTTCAGGATCAAGTGGAACATCTGGAAGTAGCGGTA